GCTGCTTTGTCACCACGCGGCTCTTGCGCTCCTCCGGGTGCGGCCCCGACAGGATGCCGACGCCACAACGCGCCATGTCGAACTGCACCTTGCGCATCTCGCGCGGATGGCCGTACTCGACTTTCCAGTCCCAAATGCGCCGCTCGGCCTTCTGCGCCGCCTCGTCGGCCTTGGAGCGCATGTGCCGCGCCAGTTCGGCCACGGTCAGCGGCTGCTGCGTACCGTCTTCGGCCGTCTTCACCGCTGGCTGGCCGTTGACCACCGCCTGCGAGTTGTCGTCCAGCGCCGCGACCATCTCGGGCACCGGCGTGGCCTTGAGGCTGAAGTCCTTGCCGTCAATCGGCAGCGTGATCTCGCCGATCTTGGCCGCCGCAGCATCCACGTAGCGGCTCGTCATCCGCACGAACGCGGTCGCGCGCACCTCGTCGCTGCTGTTGCTACGCCCGTTGGTGATCGGGCCGTCCGGCGTCACCGATTTCGTCCACTTCGACCCTGAGAACTCGGAACGGTTTTCGTCGTCGATGCCGAGATAGGCTTCTTCGGCCTCGCGCCACGTCAGTTCGATCCCCGACAGCCGGCGCCCGTCAACTGCCTCGGTGCGGCGGCCAGCGATGGTCTTTGCCAGCCCGTCGAGCAGCTCCTGGCTCGCTGGCGCACGCTCCGCCTCGATGGCGTCCGTGACCTCTTGCGGCAGATCGAGCGCGGAGTCGAACATCAGCCTTCCACCGACGCCTGATAGTCCAGCAGCGCGAACGCATCGCCGACACTGTTGGTCGCGGTGAAGCCGATGCTCATCAGCAGCGCGCTCGCCGCGTTGTTCGCGGTGCGGTCAACCATGATTGATGTCACCGAGATACCCGGCGCACGGCCGTTGCTGCTCGGGGCCGAATACGTGTTGGTCGCCGATAACGCCACCGAGGCCCACAGCCACGTATGGCCGCTTGTCGTGGTGTTGATTGCAACCGTGGCCGCCGAGTCAGCCGTAGTGCCGTTCACGCCCAACAGGATTTGGAATTGCCCCGATCCGACAACGCCCGCAGTGCGCGTGACCGTCGCCTCGGCGCGGACCCGGCAGCCGGGGAAGATCATCCCGACCGGGATCGTCGGCACAACCGGCAGCGTGAACAGGCCAGCCGCTCCAGTGCCTGCCAGCGTGGCAAGCGGCGTCGCCACCGAGCCGGCTTGCGTTGCGAGCACAACCCGGCCATTGGCAGGGCGCCAGTAGGTGCCGTCGCTGCGCCACTCGCTGCCACCCGTGCCGATGTCGGTGGCGAGGTACTTGGCGCCCACAGGCACGGAACTTGCCAGCGGACGAGCCGACCACAGGCCAGATGCGATCACGCCGTCGATGAACTTGTCAACGGCCCCGTTGCCGAGCCTGATGCCGATCAGCCGGTTCGTCGTGTCGTCGAAGATCAGCTTGTCCTGCGGGTGGAACTGCCTGTATTGCGTTGCCATGTCGCTCGCCTCAGTTGCTGACCAGCTCGCCCGGCGTGGCGTAAATCGTTGCCGTGGTTGCCAGCGTGATGACCGCGAAATGCGACGCGCCGCCCTTCCACAGCAGCTCCGGCACTTGGCCGGCTGCCAGCGGAAGGTCGGCGGCTGTCGCCACGATTGACGAGGTGCCGAACGCAATGCAGGTGATCGCGCCACCCGGCGCGTTGAGCACGCGCACCCAGGGGCTCGTCGGGTCGATGGCCTGCGCGGCGCTGCTGGTGGTCGTTGCCGACACCGCAATGGTTGGGCCGGTGCGGCGGATCAGGTCACTCATGTGATGCTCCAGAAACGACAAAGCCGCCCTGAGGCGGCCTGTCTTGGTGTTGGGTCGGTCAGCCGAGCAGGCCGGTGGCCGGGTCGCTGATTCGGTAGGGGCTCATCGGCGCGGATCGGCGCTCAGGCGTCGGTATGGTCTTGGCGTGGCGCAGCATCATCAGCGCGTACCGGGTCGCGCTCATCAGGTCATCACCGATCTTCACAACCTTGCCGTCTTCGCGGTGGTAGAGCCGGAATTCTTCCCACCAGTCTTCGAGGTGCTTGGCAACCCGCAGGCGCCCGGTCTGCGCCCTGTCCAGCATGTCCATCAACCCGGCCTCGACGCCGTTGCCGCCCTCGCCTTCTTTCTGCGGCGGGTTGACGGTTCGGTCGGGGGCGTGGGTCGCCTTCTCCTTGTGCATGTTGACGCCGTAGTTCTTGCGGTACTGCGCCGCCAGCGTCTCGCCGCTGCCCTTGTCATGCTGCAAGCCGTCATGCGGCCACGCCACCGGGATCCACGCGCCCCGCGCCTTGATCGCCGCCGCATGGATCAGCGCCGACGCCTCGCGCACCCGGTAGGCGTCGTACAGGTGCACGATGTCCGTGTCCTTGTCCCAGGCCAGCCACACCGCAGCGGTCGGGTGATCCCATCCGAAGTCCATGCCGCAGATGCGGGGCCAGTGCGACGGCAGACTGATCGACGCCTCGCGCAGCCATTCCTCGGGCACCGGGAAAACGCGCCCGCTACCCAGGATCGGCACGCCGTTGACCCGCGCCTCGCGCTCATGCGCAGGGTACTTGGCTGCAATGGCCGCCCGCTCCTCGGGCGTGTAGTGCAGCGCATCCTCCAGCGTCATGCTGCAAACCGCCGTGCCGGCTGGCTTCTCTTTCAGGAACCGGCTGACCACCGCCGACATGCCTTGCAGCGGCGTAAAAGTCAGCGTCACTAGCCCCTGCTTGACGTTCGTGCGGGTGATGCCCTCGAAGTAAATGTCCTCGGGCGGTTCCTCGTCGAACCACACGAAGTCCAGCGTCTCGCCCTGCCAGCGCTTGCGTCCTTGGTCGTAGGTCTTGATCGTCAACCGGCTCTGCCCGGCCTGCACGTCACCGCCGCCGCCGTGGCGCACGATGACCGACTCCACCGCATCCGCGACGCCATGCGTGGCGCGCTTGTAGTCCACGATGGCCTCCTTGGGGATCGCCCCGGTACCCCAGTGATTCGGCTCACCGAGCAGCAGCCGCTGAACCCCGTCCCGCGTGCTCTGGCTCGTTTCCGATGCAGCCCAGCCGATAGTCGGCTCGTCGAAGTAAGCGCCCTTCCATCCATCCGGGTAGCGCCCGGTCAAGTGCATCGCGTGCTCGAACGCGGCGGAGAGCGTCTTGCCGACCTGGTTGCCCGCCTTCAGCAGCCGCTCGCGCACCACAAGCGACCCGCCAAGGTCGTGGAACTCCTGCTGCTTCGGGTACGGCCGGTAGTCGGCCAGCTTGTTCTCGCTGATCCGACCGCCGATTTTAGTGAGCAGTGCGGCGAGAGCTGCCGGCGGCAACCTGTCCAACACCGGCAAAACCTTGCTGCTGGCGGATGGCGTCTCGTAGCTCATGCAAATCCTCGTGCGTCAGGCCGTCGAGCAGCGCGTCGATGTGCGTGACCTCCTTGCGCTCCACGAACATGCCGAGTTCTTGCCCGATCAACTTGAGCGCGCTGGTGGCGCCCTGGATGTTGTGCTTGTACTCGCCGATGGGGTTGCCCTCGCGGTCGGTCACAGGCGTTGCGGCCAGCCCCATGTCCACGGCGCGCACCAGCTTCTCCATGACCCACTTCTTGTCCACGCCGACCGACGCCACGGCCTCCTTGATGGCCTCGACGTGCAGCGCTGTGCGAATGGCGGTCAGGTGCTGCAACCGGGCCTTGACGTGCTTGTGGTTCTTGACTCGTTGCGCAGTCTGCCTGTTGCCGGTGCCCTTCTGGTAGCCAGCGCCGAGCCAGGCATCTTCGTCGGTGCAGGCGGTCGTCACCAGCAGTTGAACGAAAGCCTCGTGCTTCGCGTTTTTCAGCGGCTGGCTGGGCAGGCTTTCCTGTGTCGGCGGCCGGCCCGCTTTGTTGGGATAGGGCACGTCAGCCCTTCGCCACCGCCGAGTCGGGCATCCCGCCGTAGGCGCACGCACGTTCGGCCGGGCTCAGTTGCTGAAAACTCTCCATGTCGCCTTGCGCGTATGGGCCTGGGCCGACCGCCGCGACAAGCAGCGCTTGCTCGCCGGGAGACAGCGCCGGCAGCGGCGGGGTGCCTGTCACTTGCGTGCCATCGGCGTAGGTCACGGTTTCGACCTCGTGCGCGGACTCGCCATCCGGTGCGCTCGGCATGTGCTCCAGCCACATCGTCCCATCCGTGCGCCAGTGAACCGCAGGCCCTTGCGGGCCGGCAGCTTCATTGAGCTTGCCGATCAGCATCTGGATTGCGTTGTGCGCCAGGCTGTCGGGCGCGAAGCCCATGATATCGCCGTCGTGATACTCGGCGCGCATGTCGAAGCCGGCGGCGCCGGTATCCGTCAGTGTGATGCTGGCCTTGCGTTGCTGCGCCATCACAGCCCCACCGGCTGCAGCTTGGCCCTGCGCGCCTGGGTGGCGCCACCGAAGCCGGCCACGAGGTCGGAGTCGCCTCCGCTGGCCTCGGCCTGGTACAGGTTCAGCGCCTCTTTCAGCGCCGCACCGAAGCCCAACACCGGGGTGCCTTCGTCCTCGCCGCCTTGCGGGTCATCGTCGAGCGGCCCCTTGCTGACCTTGATCGTGCCATCGGCATAGACGCAGATGCTGATCTCGAAGCCGGCGCTGCTGTCGGAGCCCGGCGCATCGTCGGCTGGCGCGCTCATGGCGTTGGGGGCTTGCGGCATGTCCATCTCGATCTCCTGTTGGGTGGTGGTCAGCATCGGTCTTACAGCGGGTTGCGCTGCTGCTGATCGCCGGTCGCTTGCGTGCCCTGGTGTCCGGCGGCAGCTCGTCGGTGAGAGAGCCCCGGCTTGCGCCGGACCGCGCCTGCGATTGATCTCAGAATGCAAAACGCCCGCATTGCGCGAGCGTTGAAGTCGGCTCCGCCACGATGGGCGGGGCTCTCTTTTTGTTCTGCCGGCGACACACCGGCTTTGTCAAGTGCGCGCATTGTAGCGCGGGGATTTCAGGATGCAAGATGGGCTATCGGCCGATGATGGCCCGGCCCGCAGCCGATAGCCACGGCTCCAGCCACACCCACACCCCAAATACGTCGCCGATCTTGTAACCAACCCACACTATCCAGCAGCACATGCCGATGTAGAGCAAGAGCCCCACGTCTTCGACTTGCTGCATGTTTGGGCGCTTCACAACTCCAACCTCGGCGCCAGCCGCGCCATAGCCTCCGGCCCCGCCTTGCCCTGCTCGCGCTCGACCTCGGCCAGTAGCCATTGCGCCACCTCCAGTCTGCGTCCGCTGAACTCCCGGTCGAACAGCCTGCGCCCTGATCCACGGCAGTGCTGGCACGCATGATCCCCGAGCGTCAGTGTGCCCTCGATGATCGTCGTACCGTGGCCGCCGCAGGGCTTGCAAGTGCCGTCACGGTGCCATGCGAGGACTGCGCGGGCCATGTCCTCGGCGTGTGGTCGCTTGAGGGGGATGTGCAGCGCCTGGGCTTTGTGCCACGCCATGTCCGACAGCAGGATCACCAGCCCGACAGACGCCCAGTTGTCGCCCATGAACAGCCTCGTCAGCGCGCAGGCCAGCGGGCTCTTGCGGCTCGCCAGGCCGAACGCTGCGAGCACGTCTGTGTCGCTGTACGTCGTGTCGGGCTCGCTGGACAAGTTGCCGCTGTGAACTGCTGCGGCGTAGCGGTCGAGGATTTTCATTGAACTCCTTGCGTTATTTCACAATGTGGAAATGTGGTCGCTTGTAAGCCGGTAGACACCAGTCGTAAGCCATTCTGTAAGCCGCTCCCACGGCCTGTCCGGGCAGTCCTTGCTCATGTGCCCACGCAGGCACCAGACGCACACCAGCCGCAGCGCAGACCGGCGTTGCACCCTCGACCCTCGTCCGCGCTTGTCGTCGCGCGGGGATCGTGCTGCGCAGGGGTGCGCCGAGGCGGTCATAGCGGCACCTTGCACCGCCGCGCCAGATCGACAAGCCAGCGCGCGAATTCGGGCGGCGTGTGTTCGCGCTCGGCTTTCGACACCTCGGGCCGGTTGCCTTTGCCGGCCCTCCCCACATCGCCGATAACGTGCGTCGGGTAATCGAGCCGTAGCGGCACCACCGGCACATCAAGCGGCCCGCAGCCGACGATGTACAGCTTGGTGCGCTTCTCGGCGCGATGGCCGAACCAGTGCTGATGCACCCCCATCGACCAACCGCCGAATTCGTCGCGGCCCTTGCCGGGCTCCGGCAGATTCAGTTCGCGCCAGAGTTTCGAGCCGGCTGGATGCTCAAGCACACCGCCGTTCGCGCGAATCTGCTCGATGGCCCACGGCGCCAGCGCGCGCTCGTCCTCGCGCGGTTTCGCAAACATAGCGAACTGCCCCCACGCTCGGCACGGCGGATGCGCCACAACCGGAGCGCCACCCGGCCAGTTCCGTGCATCACGTTCGGCGTCCCAAACATCGCAGCCCGGCAGCGTCTTGTAGATGCTGTCCGCCCTGGCGAAAAGCACGGCCATGGTCATGCCCACAACTCCATCTGCGCCGGATTCGCTTCCGTCGCGCGCTCTGGCGCCCTGATCCTGACCTCGCGCGCAATCTCCACGCCCGCCGCCTTCGCGCACTTCGGCCCCCAGCCGATCCGGCTGCCCTTGTAGCTGACGATGCTCGCCGACCACGACAGCACCGGGCGCCCACAGCGGATGCATCTCAGCGCCCCCAAATCAACATCGCGGCATCTCTGCCGTGCTCGTTCGTGCGCCCTTGCCAGCCGGTCAGGCGGGCGAAGGCATCCGCCGTCCATTTCGTCGCCCCCTTGGCCGGTTTAATGGCCTTGTAGGGGCATCCCAAGTCGGCAAGGAAGTCGGCCCATGCGCTGCAATCGCGTTTGATGCTGCCGGCGCCTTGTAGCTGATCGCGCTGTTTCTCCGGGCCGAACCAGGTGCGCAACCGGGCATCCTCGAAGACAACCATCTTCAACTCGCCGCCCAACCACAACCCCCGCACAGCCTTCCACGCCTCGTGCAGCTTCAGCGACTCGCAGGCCAGCAGCTTGCCGTCGCGTAGCTCCGCGTAGCCGGTGTTCACGCCCGGGTCAATGCCGACGATGACGCTGCCGGTCATGCTGCCACCTTCCGCATCGGCTTCGGCACAAACGCCGGGCAGTGCTGCAACATCACCGCAAAGTCCGGGCCAATCGGCGCAGTCGCCAGCCCTGCGCGCTTGTGGTCGGCGCAGTAGCCGCGCTGGGCATTGCGGCAGGCGTTGCAGGTTACGCGCGGGTCGGTGTCTTCGGGGTTTTGCATGTCAGTCTCCGCAGAAGCAGGGGATTGCTTCCTCGTCGTCGTCGAACATGACACGCTGGTCAGCGATAAACCGGGCCAACTGCCCGTAGCTGGCGCGGTCGCTCCGGAAGGTCGCTCCGACCTTGGCTTCTTGCCTCGCCCACCAGACAGCGCGAACCGGCTTGTTCTGCACCAGCGACTTGATCTGGTGTGGGCCTTTCAGGAAACACAGGTCGCAGTTGCCGAGCGCGGTCACACCATCGCGCTCCTCCAGCGCCAAGTCGAACGGATGAGCCTTCCAGAAAGCGCGCACCTCCGCCTTCCGAACGCCCGCCTCCACCAGCGGCAAAACGAGCCCGCGCGCACGGAGTTTCGGAATCCTGATCGGTTCATCAGCACGAACGCCAACCATCGTGTCGTCGGACTGAAGGCCCGTCGCCTTGGTAATCGCTTTGCCCTTCAACTCCTCGGAGCAGAAGCGTGCCACCGGGTTAGGCAGATAGTTCTTC